CACCGATGGATTGCGCTAATCGCTTCGCGCCTTTTCGCGTCTGCGCCACGCCGCGATCCAGCCGCATGTTCTCGCACCGCTGCACCATGCCAGGCGGGAGTTGGACCGGGTTGAGACGCGAGGCCATGCCGAGAAATCCGGCATCTCCTTCAATGATTGTCGCGTCGTCAGGCATTAATTTTATTATGGGGCTAGCGTGTCAAGCAGGGCGCGGATGGCGGCGGCTTTGATGCGGGGCTCGCCTCTCCAACGGCAGCGGTCAGCGATGTCGCTGGCGGATCGGCCTCGGTAGCGCAGGCAGGTTTGGCGCACGCGCTCGAGGAGGTGGGGCGGGATGCCGGGCACGGCGCGGGCGGTTGGCTCTTTGGTTTTGGCTTGGGGCTTGCCGGTGAGTTGGCGGTAGCCGGTTTGGTAGAGGAGTTGGCGGCTGCCGGGTTGCCAGTGGGGGAAAGTTTGCTTTTCCACGAGGCCGTCGCGGATGGCGCTGGCGAGGATTTTGGGGACTTCGTTGGGCTCGCAATCGAGATCGGCGCTGATGTCTTCGGCGGTGCTCCAGCCGGGCGGGAGGGAGTTGGTTTTGCGGGCGAGGGATTTCCAGTTGCTCATAGGTAAATGGGCGCGGTCATGGTGCGTCCGCGTTTCTTGTCGAGGAGGAAGTAGGTCTGCGTGGGGGGCTCGAAAGAGGCTTTGATCGAGAGGGCGTAGGCGTTGTAGCCGATGAGGCTGCCGTTGCAGAGCCAGTGCCGGTTTTGCTGGAATTGGTGCCAGTGCCCAAAGAGATCAAGGTCGGCTCGGTTCGGCGATTTATTCCAACTGGATAATGCCTTTTCGGTCGGGATGGTAAGGCCCCCGATGCCGCCTTGAAATTTGAGTCCGTCGCCGTGGTGGAAGCGCAACCGGCGGCCATAGACTTCCATGAAATTGAAATAGCTGTCGGCAACCTGCCACTCGATTTGCTGGTCGCCGTGGAAACGGCCTTCGAGGATTCGGTAGAGGAGCCATTCGTAGCTGTGCGCGGCCCCGGTGGCGTGGCGGGGCTTGATGGTTGTGCGGCCGTGGTTGCCGTAGGAGGTCGGAATGAGGATGCGCTTGAAATGGGGCTTGAGCGTGGCGAGGCCGTCTGCGAGCCGGTCTTGGAGCCAGAGGATGACTTGCGTGGGCGTCTTGCTGTTCGACTCGGCGAGTTCCTCGTGAATCATGCCGCTCATCAGGTCGCCGCCGAGCCAGAGGATGAGGTCGTCGATCTTAGCCCCATGGCGTTCGATCTCGGTGAGGCGGGCGATGGTGCTGAAAAATTTCTCGATGCGGCGTTTGGCGATGGGGAGGCTGTATTCGTTGAGGCCATTGACGCTGGCGGCTTCGACCGTTTCCTCGACATGCCAGTCCGAGGCGAGCGCCACGGCGACGGCTTCGGCTTTGTCGCTCATCGAGACGGAGAGCGGCTGCGGGCGGGTGCGGGTCTTGCCGAGCGAGAGGGCGATGCCGAGTTGCTTCTCCAGCGACTCGACGCTGGCTTGGTATTGCGCGAGCTTCGCTTTGAGGCTGTCCACCTCGGTCTTGTGGGCTTTGTCCGCTTGCTCGCGGGCGATGCTGCTCCAGGATGTTTTCATTCGTCGTCCTCCTCGTCGTCTTCGGTTTCGTAAGGCCACAAAATTTCGTCGGCCTCGCGGCACAGGGCGCGGGCCGCGTAGTCGTTGCCGAATTTCAAATCCATGTAGAAAGTCTCGCCCTCCGCTTCCCAACTCACGATGCAGAGGCCCACATCGAAATGCTCGGCGAGGAGCTGCCGGACTTGGAGCATCACGGCCTCGCGGTCTTTCGGTGGGGAGGCTTTGGGCTTTTTCATGCGGACTCCTCCACCAGCAGGTAAGGGATTGTCTTTTGACCGGCGCGGTCCATCTCGGAGTAGACCAGAGCAACGAATGCGCTCCATTGGGATGGGTGGATCGTCTGGCAGCCGAGCGAACTCGTAGTGTTGTAGCCGCCCTTGTGGATGTTGATGGCGATGCCCATGCTGTCGCCTGTCTCGTCGCGGGTCACGGGGAGTTGTTCGCCAGGCGTGGCGGGGCGGAGGGCGGGGTAGCCGCCGCCGGGCTTTGAGAGGCCGTGCTTGCCTTTGCGGTAGCGGTGGACTCCGGGTTTGAGAACCGCAATGCCTGGGCGCGTTACGCTCGGATCGGTGTTGGCGTTGAAGGTTGCGTAGGCGTTTGGCGAAACCAGAAAGATGGCGTCGTCATAAATGCCTCGGTCGTTCTCGCCTGGGACTCCCATGCTGTCGCGGTAGTAGCCGCGAATGCCCACCAGCGCGACCTCATCGGCCACGCGAGCTTTTGTCAGCAGGGCTTGCGTTTTCGACTTGGCTTGTTGTGGGCGGCTCGGGGGGAGCATCAGAAGTTTTAAGTTTTAAGTTTTAAGTTCTCCCTCTGTGCTCTCTGTGTCCTCTGTGGTTATTTATCCTTGAGGGCGGGCAGCTCGGGGAGGGTGTAAGAAAACCTGCCGTAGTCGGTTTCGAGCGAGACGCCGAGCGTGGTGCAGCCGGTGAGGAAGGAGATGGTCAAAAAGATGTAGGCGAGCAACAGGGCCGTCGCGGAGACCTTGGCCGGGGTGCTCATTTCTTCTCGTTGCGGAAAATCTCGTAGGCTCCTGCGAGCGCGATAATCACCGCACTGATGGCCGAAAATTGGTCGGGGCTGACTTGCCAACCGGTGAGGGCTACGAGCGAGGCGATGCCTGCCCAGGTGGATCTTTGCTTTAAGTGCGAGAGGATTTTATTCATGGGGGGGGGGGGGGATGGAGAAGTTTTAAGTTTTAAGAATTAAGTTTTAAGGGTCGTGCGGCGGGCGCTTCTTGTTGAGGAGGGCGTAGAGCGAGGCCACGCCGACCGCAATGCCGACCAGGAGCGAGGCGATGCGAAGCCACGCCTCGATCTCGGGAAGCATCGACACCCCGAGCCCCGTCGCCGTAGCGACGAGGCCGGTGAAGGAGGCGGCGGCTTGGTGCGTGTCCATGGTTAGCTCAGGGCGGCTGCGAGCTGCGCTCCGGTGGTGGCCACGGTGCTGCATTGCGCGAGCCGGTCGGTCTGGAGTAGGTCGGTCTTGGCTTTCACCGCGTCGAGCTTCGAGGCTTCGGAGGCGGCGAGTCTGCTGCTCACGGCTTGGTCCACTCGGGCCAACTCGACCGAAAGCTCGGAACGCACGGCTGCTGCCACCGTGCTGGCGGAGGGGGCGGTGACTCCGGCGATGGCGGCTTCGAGGAGGCTTTGGTCGGCAGGGTCGCTCGGCAGCGCATCGGTCTTCGATTTAATCCCTGCGAGCTGGGTCGAGTTGCTGTCGATCTCCTGGCGAATCTCGATAGCGGTCGGTCCGCTTGCGCTGGTGAGCGTGCGAGCGGTGTAGTCCCAGATATCGGCGGGAGTGACTGATGCCGGGGCGTTGGTGAGCGTGTCCACCGTGCCGCCTGTGATGGTGCGGCTGGCGGCTCCCCACACGGCGCTGGCCACAGAGGCTGCGGTTGGGGCGCTGGTCGGCGCGTTGTAGTCTGCCGATGCGAGGCGGCTGGAGATCGCGGCATCCAAGTTGATGAGCTTGCCGCCGGTGCGCTCAAGGTCGGCTCGGATCGCGGCGACGAGGGCGATCTGGTCAACATTGCTGTTTCCGATTGCTGCAACGATGGCGTTTAGAACGGCTTGGCCATCGCCTTCGTTGAGGATGGAGGACTCGACGGCGGCGGCAATGGCGGTGCGCTCGGCGCTGGTGAGCGAGTAGCCTGTCTTGTCTGCGGCGGCCCAAACTGTCGCGGCGATATCTGCGGCTGTTGGCGGAGTGCTTGGCGCGGTGTAGGCCGAACCGGCTAGCCTGCTCGACACGGTGGCGTCGAGGTTGTCCAAGTTGCCAGCGCGGGCGCTGGTGAGTCCTTGTGAGGTGAGTGCATTTTGCACGGCGGTGGCGATAGATGCAGGATCAAGAACGGCTGTGCCGGTGGTCTGCATGAGTGCGCCTGTGCCTGCGGTGGCGCTGTGCGTGGCAGGGACGGTGAATGTCACCGATGTGCCAGATACGACCGAGGCAATGGTGTAGGTGCTATTCCATTCGGTATTGAACGCGCCTGTCACGGTAAACTCATCGCCGACGACGAGCGGGTAGCTATACGCCAGCGTGGCCGTGGCGGTCGTGCCGCTGCGGGTGGCGGTGAATGGCATGGACGGGCCGTAGTTGACCGAGAGCGCGACGGAGCCGCGAGCGGGGACGGTGAGGCGGCCGGTGTAGTTACCATTTGCGTAAACGACTCCATAGCGCACATCGGTGGCCGCTGGGCTTCCGAGTATCGTGTTGTCGGCGGTAAACATATCGACATAGCTGCCAATGCCATTCAAGGCATATCGAGTAAAAGAGAGTGTCGGTGTGGAGTTTAGAATTATTTTTTGTGTAGTTGGAGGCGTTCCGTCTACGGAATAAATAAAACTCCCTGAAATTTTAATCGCAGTCGATGGGGTGCCTGTGATTGCGTTCTTTCCGTTTGCCGCAGAAACATTCCCGGTTATTGTAATGTTAGTTGATGAGGCGGTGGTTATTGCTTGGCAGTTTGTGGTTGCAAATAAATTGCCAACAATAGTGCAAATGCCGTTGCAATTTATTGCAGGAGAACCAGCGCCAGATCCTCCGGTAATTGTTGGACAAGAGATATTTAAAACGCTTCCAGAGGACGACATGATTGCGCCAGTTGTGCCGGTTGTTTCGGTGCCTCCTGTAATTGTCGTGCATGTAAGCGTGCATGTTCCTGTTGTTGTTATATTTATGCACCGACTTCCGGGCGAATTTAACCCCGCGCCAATCACATTGGTAGCATTTACGGTTAAATTTCCTGTGCCCGAGTGCATAATGCAATCAGTTCCTCCCAATAGGTTTGATTGTAATGCGTTTGTTACTACGGCGGCAGAATTAGTTGATAGCAAGCGGATTGTTCCGCCAGACCCTCCAGTTGTGATTTGGTTTGTAACTGTTAAAGTCACCCCATTTGACAATTCTACGCCCCCACCTGCTGTAGTAGTAGCGGTAGCGCCATCGGCCCACAAACGGGAAGTAGCCGCTGCGTTTGTTAGATTATTTATTGTTGTTGAGATGTTTCCAGAAATTACAAAATTATTTGTCCATACATCATCAGCGGTAGATGGAGCATACAAAACCCCGTTCCACCCCCAAGGCGATGTCGCTGGATTAGTGTCATTCCAGTTTCCTGCGCGAGCGGCTCTTACATTTGCCATGGCTTATAGTCCTTTCGAGAGAATGAATTTTTGAATGACCGCGCTGATCTCAGCGACGGCGGTTAAAGTGGGGGCGTCTGCACCGGAGAGGGAGCCGAGAGCGATATTCACCGACTGCTCTTGCGCCTGCTCGACCTCATCGCCCTCGATGCGTGTCGGAATGAACCGGGCGGCGATGGACGCATCGCTGGAGCCGTCTGGGTTGTATTTTCCGGTGATGGCGAGGTTGAGCGAGTAGCGGTCGTAGGTTTTGCCGTCGATTTGGAGTGGTGTGGATGCTGTCATGGTGTTTGGATTTTTGAGGTTTAGCTGTAAGTGAGAGATTCTTTGGAAGACCACGCGCCGACTGCGGATTGCTCCGAGACGACATCGCCTGCGGCATTGGTGGTGATTTTGTAGATGGTCCAGTCTGGGGCGTCCTCGGCTGGGCCGGCGGCGGGGTAGTCGGCCCAGGCGAGGCGGCCCATGTAGAGGGTGGTGCCGTCGGTGGCGGAGAGTTGCAGGTAGTCGCTGGGGTCGCGGGGGCGGGCGAGGCGGAAGACTTCTCCGAGGTGGTCTTTGGAATACAAGCGCCGGTCGGCGAGGTTCAGCGCAAGTTCTCCCTCGCCGATTTGGAGGGCGGTGGGGACTCGGCCTTGGACCGTGGAGCGTTTGATTTTTATGACCATAGGAGTTTCCCGTGGCGGCGGCGCGGGATGGAACCGCACCGCCGCTGTGGGGGGAGGGAGCTGTTAGAAGCTGCCGCCGTCGATCTCGATGCCTTCGATGGTGCCGCCAGTGATGGCGACATTGTTGGCATTCTGCGTGGACATGGTGCCGAGTCCGGCAGCGGTGGTCTCCAAGCTGGAGACGCGGCCAGTCAAGGCTGTCGCGGCGGATTCGATGGCAGCGATGTCGGACTCCACCTCGTCGAGGCGGGCGTCGGCAGATGCACCTTCGAGCGCGACCACTCGGCTATCGAGGGCGCTGATGGCCGAAGCACGGGTGCTGGCCTCGCTGTCGATATTCGATTGGAGCGTGGTGTCAGCCGCTTGGCGGGCCGATGTCTCGGTCGAGAGATTGCCTGCAACGGTGTTGATGTTGCCCTGGAGGGTGGTGTCGGCTGCGGCGCGGTCAAGAAGCTCTTGAGCGAGACCGGCGGCGATCACGCCTTCGGCTGCGGTGGCACGGTTGACCTCGGCGGTCAGGGCGCTGGAGGCGCTATTGGCAAGGCTGGTGATCGCTCCGTTCAAATTTTGGTCTGCGGCCTCGAAAGCGGCGACCACTTCCGTCAACGAATCGAGCGAGCCGGGAGTGACATTCGAGAGAACATTGTCAATGCGAACGCCGAGGGCGGCTTCCGCTGCGGTGGCGCGGGAGGTTTCGGAGCTGATGCTGGAGTTCAGCGTGGAGACTTCCGAGGCGAGGTCGGCGTTCGTGGCGAAGTGGCCTTCACCGGCGAGGGCGACGATACCGGAGTCGAGTCCGATGTAGAGTTTGTCGTCAACCTTGTTGTAGGCAAGTTCGCCGATGGCGAGGCTGGCTGGGGCTCCGGCGTTACCGGAGAGGCGGCGTTTGATGCGAAGGGTATTTGGCATGGTGTTTTGGGGGTGTTTGGTTGTTCTGCGGGGTTGTCCTAAAACTCACCGCCGTCCGCGTCGGAGGCGATGGGGATGTAGGAAAGGGTTTCAGTGTCCCAGCGGTGTGGGATGTTGGTGTCTTGTGGAAAGTAGATGCGGGCCACGAGGCCGGGGTTCGGAAAATCAGCGACGCTCGGGAACTGCTGCACATCGTCGAAATCGTCAGGGATCATCGTGCCGGATATCTGGCCCGAGGAGTCAAGCTGCGCCACCTGAGCGGTGGTCGAAATCATGTTTCCGGTCAGGGGATCGAAGGCGATGCTCGACATAAATCAGAACGGCGGCAGGACGAGGTAGGAGCCGGAGACGGCGGCGTTGTCGGTGGTGGGAGTGCCGACGAAGTAGGTCACATAGATGCGGGCCACAGCGACTCCGCCGAGCGAATACTCGGTGTAGAGAGTGTTATTCGTGGAGCCCACGCGGGTGATCGTGAAGCGGTCGTAAAGCGGAAGCGCAAATCCGGTGGTGACACGCAGAGCCCCATCTGGAGTGGCTTGGACGGGTTGCACGATGCCAGCAGAGGAGCGGGCGGCGATCTGGACGGTGGGGTTGCTCATGTCAGTAATTTAATTATCGGGAGGGGTGTCAATAGGGGGTTATTGGAACGAAGCGGAGTAGCGGCGGACCTCGCCTTTGCGCAGCCAGGCGTCGTCCATGCGTTGTTGCAGGATGCCTTCGGCGCGGGCGAACTGGTAGTTGGCCTTGTCCATCTGGCCGTCCTCGGAGAGCGTTTCGGCGAGGGCGTAGAACTTGAGGTAATCGGCGAGGAAGGCCGGGATGCGGTGGCGTAGCCAGAACTCCTCATTCGTCGGGAGGTTGCCGGTGGTGTCAGCGATGGCCTCGTAGCAATCTCCGGTGGTGTTGTAGTAAACGAGATCGCCCGCCGCGTAAGCGGTGGAGGCATTGAAAGCGGTCGCGGTGAATTTCGGCTGAGGCAGCGAGAACTCCACCCAGACCGGCTCGCCCGCCGTGTAGCTGGTATCGGTGA